GTGAACTCCCCCCGTTCAGCCTGAACTTTTATGCCGTACCGGGATATGCCGGCTGGGGGGTCAGTGGCTCGCTTTGGAGCTGTTGCATTTTCGGCAGAGAATTTGAAGGTTGCTCGCGATCGTCTGGCCGCCATCGCTGAGCGGTTGAATATGATCGACGGTGAGGTCGTTTGTTCTGCCGCATTTGCTGCACCAGGGTTGCTCTTCTCGAAGTGCTTTGCTGATCTTGCGCCAGGCGTAGTCGTATCCGCGTTGGTCGCGTGTCGGGCGTGCCTTCTCTTTGATTCGATTGTGATTGCGTTTGCATTCATCGCATCGAGCTGCGCGTGCGATCTCTCCGCAATCTAAGCAAGGCCTAGGTAGCGCCATCGGTTTCCATTAAGTATTTGATTGCCATCGCTAGAAGGGCTGGCTTGTCTTTGAAGTATCCGAGTCCAACGTTGCAGTTGCTGCAAAGGATTCCGCGTATCAAATGTGTATCGTGATTGTGATCCATGACGAATCTTGTTGCGCTGTCTTTGTTATCTACTCCACAGATTGCGCACGCATTGTTTTGCGATTGAAGTATTGCTTCTCTGTTTTTGTTTGCGTGATGAATAATTCTTCTGTGCAGACTTCTGCACTTACTACATACATCTCTGTATCCGCTTGCTGTTCTTCTGTCTTTATTAAACTCTGCTCTTTGTTTTTCTATTCCGCATCGTGCGCACATCTGGTAGTTATGAGTCGTCGTCTCCGTCATCATCTTCCAATCCGAATGATGCAAGCCTGTCCTCTGGTGGAAGCGATAGATACGATTGCAGTGTTGTTTGTGCTGCGCGTGTCAGTAAAGTTTCGATTGCATCAAATGAAAGGTTTGCGTCAGTTGTTAGGTCTGTTGAGATGTCGCCTATGCTGATTGTTATCTGAAGCATGGCGCTGACTTTGCAGAGATGGTTTTATCTGCTAACGCAAGTGTAACAGAGCGCAGTGACATTTTTGTCAAGTCGTTCGTCATATTGTCCTCGCTTTGATGATCTGAGATAGGTCGTAGAGATTTCCGCGTTTGTCTATCTCGTTCTTCTTGATGGTTCTGTAAACTTCTCGTTCTGTTATCCCTAGCCATAGTGCTATCGCTTCTACATCCAGGAAGAACTTCTTCTTCGGGTTGCTCATCGCTAATGCCACCAATCGCAGAACTGTCCACGTTTGTTTGCATCCGAAGCATCCGACTTCTGCTGTTAGATTTTCTGCATCTATCACAACGAATTTCTTGCAGTCATCTGTCGGACATGGGATCCGTCGTGGCTGTTCTGAGAATCGTTTTGCAGCTGCTCTTCCTTTGGCATGGATCGTGTTGACTTCGTTGGCAAAGTCTAGCGCCCAGGTTTGTTGAACCGACCAGTCCAAGTGGCTCAGATGGAATGCGATCGTTGCCTTGACTTCGCCCTCGGTCGTATCTTCCTTCTTGACCATCGCCGGCGGCGTCAGGCTTCTGTCCTTGCGTATCTGGCTTTCCCAAGAGTGGAGAATGCTGAGCAGATCGGTGGCCATCGAAAAGTCCAGGGCTGCGATGTTGATTCCGATGCTTCGCTCCTTGCTGGCACTTCCTGATCCGGTTCGAGCTGGTGTTAGGTGCTTGCCTGCTTCCTGCTGTAACTCTGGAAGTTCTGCGAGTTGTGTCCTGATCTTGGATCCGCATCGGTGGCAGGCGCCGGGTTTGTCTGTCTGCTTTGCGCAGATGGTGCATTCCATCAGAACGGTATCCCTTCTGTCTGTGCCTGCTTGCCCTGGTTGCTGTTCCAATAATCCGGGACTTCTTCCTCGGTTGGCTCCTGGCCCCTGGTTCTAAATGTTACTTTCATTCTTTGACAGCTGTGGCTTGCCAAGATGATCCGTTGCTTGCTCGGGTCGCTTCTCTTGATTCGGTTGGCTGATCGTAGAGCTGCTTCGAATGATCGGCTGGTTTTTAGGATTTCGTAGCTGCGTATCTGGTTAATCCGTCGCATAATCTCTTCAGCGATCGCAAGCGGTTCTGGATCTAATCGGGTGGGAAATCCTGTCAGGCATAGGCCTTCCCAGATAAGTTTTCCACAGCCTGTGCAATAAATTGGTTTGAAGTTTGAATCTCTCATTGATTCTGTTCCTGAGCCTGCTGTTCCACCGTTCCGCGTTCCCCCTTATAGGGGGGGAACGGCGGAACGGTTTGGTCGCTTTTGCCGAGTGTTCCGTCGGAACGGTGCGGAACGGTGCGGAACGGCGGAACGGTTAAGTTATCCACAGGCATCATCCTTCTTCCCAAGCATTCACGTCGCCGATAACAAATTGGCTTTTGTGTTTGTAGAGGTATTTCTGTCCTTGCTTCCTGTATTCGACGTGACCGCTGCTGATCAAGGCTTCCAGGGTTGCGCTGAGCTCGTCGTTGCCTATCTCAATGTGGGCGGCTCGAAGGTTCTTGCGCAGCTCGTTCTGGCTCATCTCTGCCCCATGTGCTTCGAAGAACTGGCTTATCTCTGCCATCTTGTGCTCTCTGGTGGAAACGTGAACGGATCCGCCGGTGATCGTGATCTTGATGGTGCCGTCCTCGTTGCTGATCAAGTTTGCCACTCCGAGCTCTTTGGCGTCCTGGCAAATGGCGCGGACGAATCCTGGCCGGTCTTTAGTTACTTTCAGGTTCAGGCAACCGTCCAAGCCACGGCCGAATGGGGTTGCAACGTCGACCGCGATCGCGACGCCGTCGATGTCTGCTCTCTTTGCCTGTGCTCCGATGGCGTAGTTTCCTCTGGTGTCCTTGCTCTTTGTGACGTGGTCAATGGTCAAGATGGCGGCGTTCTCCATTCGCATGGGGCGAAGGATGAGCTGCGAGAAGGTGGTTGCGTCTTTGTTCTTCTCTAGATCTAGGCCGAGCAGGTTCATCGCTGCGTTGACGCCATCGACAACGATCAGGCTCGGTTTGTGTGTTGCGATCTCGCTTTGAATCACATCCATCACGCCTTTGGTAATTCCTTCATCCGGGTTGGCGTATCTGAAATGGCGCAAGCGATCGCTGGCCACGCCCATCGTCTTGAGTCGGTTCTTGATGCCGCGAGCGCTATCTTCGAAGTCCAAATAAAAGACGACGTGCTTGTTTGCTAATTCCTGGCGCACCGCTTCTAATGCGATCCACGTTTTGCCGCTTTCGCTTTCGCCGAAGATGGCGTTTATCTTGTTTGCATAAAGAATGAAGTTTCCATCTTCTCGCTTGAGAATCGATGGCCCTGGTTCATCCTCGAGCTGCATATCGGTGATGTCCTGTGGAATCCATGAGCTGGTGGTGATCTCTTCGTTCTCGTCGTGAAGCTGCACGTGGCTTGGCCTGCCTGCTTCGATTTGTTGCCAATCGGTACGCAGGTCAGTCGATGCTCCGAAGCCCTGGGTTCGAAGGTGCGTGGCTGCTGCCCTGAAATCGCCGCGATGCTCGATCTGTGTGTAGGCGGCAAACTTCGAATAACTGCTCTGTGCGTTGAAGATGGTGCTGGTGCTGAAAACAAAGAGTTTGCCGTTGCCGTTGAAGTTTGTGGTCGCTGAGATGCCTTCGTTCTTTCCTGGTCGTCGCCAAGCCGTTGATTCGCCCTTGCTGTAAACCTTCGTCCATCCGAGTGGTTCGAGAATGCTTTCCCAGGTGACGCTGTTTTCATAATCATCGCCGGGGCTTTGAATGCCGCCCTCTTTGCGTGGCTTTGTCTCTTCACCGATCCATTCGGCCTTTGGCACTTCGTCGTACATGGCAAAGTATTGGTGAATCGTTGCTCGCTCTGCCATCGTGAAGGTGGGAATGGTTTCAATGGATCCGGCGCTGATCTGCCAAGCGTTGCCCGATGGGTGGCACTTGCCGCCCGATGGAGCTGTGATCACAAATCCGCCTTCGCCGCGTGTTTCGGCTAGGCATCCGCCATCTTCGCCGGCTGCTTGAGCGATCTTTGTGTTTCCTGGTATCGCTCCGTCGCTTACTCGGTACAACCAATGGATTCCGCCCGATGGTGTTGCTTCCATATATCCGTTGACCAGTCGTGTCCAAAGTTCTCCATGCTGGCTCTTCTCGAAGATTTCGCGCAGCTCGATGTGAAGTTTCTTCGCCACCGCCCTGCCTTCGAGCTCAAGCATTTCAAGGTTGCCAGAAACTGCGCCGCAGATGATTCCGACGCCGTCTTGCTTCTTGCCGAACCAGTTCATAAGTTCTTCAGGCGTTGGCCTTCTGTTCTGGTAATCCTTCCACGCCGGTAATCCGGGGCGTTTGGATCCGTCTGCTGCTACTGGAACGGCTGAAATGCCAGCAGCTGCAAATCGCAGGGCTGTCGTAAGGATCGCATCGCTCATTCGTCGTCTGCTTGCTCTTCTTCAATCTTGATCAAGAAGCCACGGACAATGGCTCCGCCAAGTCGCAGGCCTTCCTGGAATCCGCGCTCTCTTTGAACTTCGCCATAATTGTCTTTGCTGTGTTCTGGCATCGGTCGTCTTTGCCATACGTCGATCTGATCTAGAATCGCATTCAGCGTTGCGTTCTGGTCGTCCATTTTTACCCCCCTGTTGATTCTCTTGCTATTGCTCCATCTGGATTGCTGTTTTCAATGATCACAAATCCTTGCGATCGAAGCTCTTGCATGATGCCCTTTGCTAGTCGTCCTGGCGTATCGGGCAATCCGTATTCATAATATTTCCAAAGCCAGGCAGCGATGGTTCCTTGCGCGTCGTTCTTCATGTGCGAACGATCGGAATCGAACCGATCCGTTTCCCCAAACGGCCCCAGGCGTTCGCTTCCCGGCGGAAGGTAGGTACCGGGAATGTTTTTCTTAGACCGGCTTTGCGCCGAGCTGTGCGAGAAGTGCTGCCACTTCTGGTGTTATCTGGCTTGCATCGACGACTTGCTTTGTCTCTGCTGGTGCCGGCGTTGCCGCTGGCTTCGCTCCGGCGTTGCCAATGTAGGCGTTTGCCTTTGCTAAGTCGGCAGGGTTGCCGGTTGCATCGACAAGGATCCAGGGGGCCGACTTTCCGGGTTTGGCCGTTCCCTGTCCTATGCGTGCTAGGACTTTCTGTCCGACTTTGTTCTTGAGCGCGTTCTTGAGAGCGACGTTGAAGAACAAGATGTTTTCATATTCCTGGTTTGTGTCCAAATTTACGATCGCTACTTCTATTGCATCGGTTTCCCCATGCACTGTTTGGATTCCGGTCTTGTATTCGACCGGGGTTATGATCAGCAGCTGGTTTGCAAGATCGGCAACTTTGGGCTGATCTCCGCCGGTGCTTAGTTCTGCGAAGTTTGACATTCGCATCCCCCTTCTGTTTGGGTGTTGCTTGGTTGTTGGTTTTCCAACTCTGTTTCAGCGATCTCTTTGATGATGTCGTTGATCGTCTTGATCGGCATCGGATCGCTCATGCTTGTGTATCGCCGGCGCAGGCCTTTGATAAATCTTTGCTAAATGGCTGAAAGTATGGGCAGTAATTGCAGAGTCGATCCGCCGATGCCGGAATCATCTGCCATAAATCCGGACTCTTCTCGACGTCGACTGTGGCCAATAATGAATAAACATTATCTAGGCGCTCTAGTGCTTTGATCGCGACGGATTCGTCGTAATCGTGAAGTTCCACATGCATCTCATCTAACGTGCCGCTTGTTGGTAAATAGATCAGCGCTACTTTGTTTACTTCGGCTCCGGTTTGTGCTTTGCCGTAGCCATAAAGTTGAACTTGAACGAGCTGCTGTTGCGTTGCTCCTTCTTTGCGTCGCTTCTCTAATCCGCTGCTGCCTGTTGTTTTCCAATCCATAACGATTCCGCGTCGCTTGTCGAATAGATCGACGGTGCCAGAAAGGTTGGCCCTAATCTGAACTTTCTGCTCGACTTCGTAATCTTCTAGTTTGGCAAAGATGTCGGCAAGGTGGGTGTGGATCGCTGTTCCCACTTGTGCTGCCCAGTTTCCGCCGCCTGGCATCTCGTTTGGTTTATCCCAATCGAGCAGCTTGTAAGCGATGCGTCTGGTGCATTCGTGGCCGATCTCTGAAGGCCCGATGTAGACCTGTTTGGATCGTGGCGTCCAAGTGCCGGCTTTGGTGATGATCTCTGCTAATTCATCGCCCAAAGATTTGCCGGGTGCGTGTGGTGAAACAAACATCTAGTCGTCGTCCTCTTCGTCGTCGTAGGGCCATTCCGGAACTTCTGGAATGTCAATCGACGGCAGAATTGTCGGCAGGCTCATTGCTGATCCTGATCGACAAGTGTGAATCGTCGGCTGGTGCTGACGACTTCGAGCACGTCGATTACTTGCTGTGGCAATATCTCGCGTGCCTTCTTTGTATCAAAGCGTCGGCTTTCGACGCGTGTCCATCGCACGACGGGTTTGTTTTCGTAGAGAGCTGTCTCTGCATCGCCCATCGCATTTTCAATGTGCGATCGTGCAATGTCAGCGATCTCTTCCCATCGTGCAATCTCTTCTTTTGCGTGCCTGTATTGCTGTAACCATTGAGCGATGCCTTCATCGAAATCAACGACGCCAGGGCTTCCTTCTATGCTCATTGCTTTCCCCCTAATACCAGCCGTAGCCAGTCTTTTGTTTTTGGTCTCTCCAATGTTTCCATGCCGCGCATGGTCCACCGGATCCGTATTTGCGTCCAATATACGCCAATGCCGCGATAGTTTGTGACACCCGGCTCTCGGGGTGTCGCATTCCTAGATTGCGGTATGTGCCTTCTAGAAGTTGGCCCACGCCTGCTGCGCTTGATGTGGGGTTATTGACCGATCTCCAAGCGCTCTCTTTGCTGACGAGCTGCGCGAAGCATTTGTACTGATCTGTGGTCAATAATTCGCGTGCGAGCTGCTTTGGATCGATGTTTTGCATCGCTGTGCGCTCTTTGTAAACCACCGGGATCGCCGGGGTTGGATTCAGGGCTGTACTGAAGATCGTGCTGGTCATTGCGCTGATTCCAACGATTGCGATGAATCGGCGGACTGTGTATCTGTTTTCGGGTTTGATTGGTTTTCTCGCTTTCTCGCCCTGTTTTCATCTGAAAATATTCGGTAGACCGAATGGATCTTGATGCCAACAATTTGAGCGATATCTTCGGTTAAGACTCCCCTGTTGCGTAGTTTTAGTACGCGTTCTTTCCTCTTGAGAATTTCTGTTCTCTTGAGAACGACTCCTCTCTCGGTTGGCGTTTTGCCACCCCAGATGCCGTACGGGATCTCTTCTCTTATTGAGTATTCCAAGCATTCCTTTCTTTCTACGCAGCTTTGGCAAATCGCCCGAAGCTGTGGGAGACGCTTTGTCTCTTCTGTTTTCCCATCCGGGAAGAATAAATCCTGATCCTCTAAATCTGCACAAAGTGCGTTTTCAAATAAAGGGATCGTATTGAGAAATAGTTGCGGACGGATCATTGGTTCCTCTTGATCCATTGCTCTAGGTTTTCTACCACCCAGGCTTTTTCAATGCCGGCGTTGCGTCGTTTAATAATTACATACGCCGGGGGTGTTTGTTCTAATCCACGCGCTTTGGCGTAGTTAGTCGCTTCTGTTGTTGCTTCTTCCCAGAAGGCTGGAAGCGATATCGCTTTGCGATTCTTGAGTTCAAGTATAAAGGTTTGGCCTGAAATAATGCAGACGATATCACCTTCGTCTTTGCTGCCGGCTTTCGTCAATCTTTCAGCTGTGGCCCCAACGGATCGCAACCACTTCATCACTGCGGTTTCGAATAATGCGCCTTTGCGTCCGTTTGGGTTTGCCATTTACTTTACGAGTTCCAATCGTGGGCTTCTGCGAGCTGCAACGTTGCGCACGATGTCTTGTGCTAAATCAAGCGCTTCGTTTTCGCTCATCGATGCAATCAATAAAACTGTGGGTGGGAGTGCTTGTCGTAACTTCTCATAATCCAACCATCCGATATCGGTTGATAATTTGATGCCTTCTCCGGCTTCTGTCAGAGCTGCGATGTAGTCGCCGTTGGCTTCCTTGCCTGCTTCTTCGAGCAGATCTAGAACGGCATCTTGTTCTTCCAAATATAAAGCGATGCGTCCTTCGTCGTTGGTATGTACTGAAAAGAGTGGGCGTCGATCTAAACTCATTTTTCCAGCGCCTTCTTGATTCGCTTCTGCTTGCCTTCGTACTGCTGTGCTTCTTCGATCTCTTTGGCGATCGGATCGTCTCCGAGCTTGAGTAATAAATAAAGGATTCCGCAGGCGGCTATGGCCCCGGCGAAGATCAGGTATTGCGTTTGCATTGGTTCCCCCTTGTTTGGTGGGCCTTCGGCCCTGGTCGGCTTATTGTGCCTTGCGCTGGCCCTGATCGGTGGCCGACACGCCGTTTGCCGGCTTCTAGTGCCTATTCCACGCCTGTGGGCCTGGCTTTCACAGGAATAACACCGCAGGAGTTCACTTTCATTTTGCTTGTTTCGTATTGCTGTTTGTCCATACCTATGCCAAGATTCTCTTATCGGCAAAGAGCGAATGTCTCAGCCGGTGGGGGGTAATCAAATGGCTACCAAGTCAGTCGTCACAGTGAAGGAGCTGCGCGATCTAGCTGCTGGCATGAAAATTAATCTTGTCGTCACAAAGCGTGGCGGCGGATCAATCGAGATCGATTGCGATTCAGAAATTCAATTGCAGCGTTTTGTGCAAACTTTGGAAATTGCTTTGATTCAAGTCTTTATTGATCGCATGTGTCCAACCACTGCGTATGTCTGTACTCGCGCTCGTATGGAGGTTAAATAAATGTCAGTCCTAAACCTTGAAGATGTGATCGTTGAAGCTGCTACCGAGCTTGCAATGACTGGCGAGTGCGATCTTCCTTTGGATAACAAGTACGGCGGTGTCGATCTTGTTGCTCCTGGTTATTACGAATTTTATTCAAAGGCTGTTGGTGGCCTTCGTGATGGTGTTCGCATCGTCGCCGAAGATAGTCACATATTTATTTACAAGTACAAGAGCTGGGAACTTGTTGGCCATGCAGAATTGTCTGGCTCTGTTATCTCTTCTGCTCTTATCTCTTCTATCGTGAAAGGACTTCTCGCATGAATCTCTGCCCTAAGTGCCAAACTGAAATGCATGGGTGCTCGATCTATGTTTGGGATCGTGGCAAGTTTATGCACTTCGAAGAATGCCCAGGTTGCAATTACAAGACGGGGGCGAAGTGATGAGTTGGTATGAAATGCATGAGTGCGTCTGTATCGGGTGCAAGGAAACATTTCGGTCGATCGAGAAGATGAACGTCTGTCTGCCTTGCTTTGAGGCTCAACTAGCAAATGAGGATAAATAAATGGCTGCAATGAAAGCTCTTCTTATGGATATCAGCGATGGCATGGAACTAGCTGGTCGCAATCTTGTCGATGCGGCTCAGGCCCAGGATCCTGAATTGATGCAGGCGGTCATGGTGAATGTCTTGTCTGCCTTGCCTTCATATCTAGCTGCATTGAGAGGCGAATGATGAGAATGGATCGCAAGTTTGTCCGTCGCCGTCGCGTCGCCCTTGTCGTCGCCTTAGTTGCGCTGGTGGCCTTGACCTATGGCACTCGCGATCTGTGCTGGACTGGTTCTGGCTACGGGTCTTGCTCTGCGATGATCGACGGGGTGATCTCCGATGGCCGTTAAGAAGGCGCGTTCTGTCCGGGTCTCCGATCAGCTGTGGGCTGCTGTCAAAGCAAAGGCCGCCGCCGATGAGAAGTCTGTTTCTGAAGTTATCGTCGATGCGTTGAAGGCCTATATAAAGTGAGCTGGTGGAATCTGCTGGCTGTACCGATCGCTGGCATCCTTGCCCTGGCCTATGGCCGTCGTATTTTCTTCTGGTGCCTTGTTGCCTTCTTCTTTGGATTCTGGTCGCTCTTGATCGTGCTGCTGCCCCGGAAGGAGCTGCGCGTTCCCACTCTTCCTACCTGGTTGCTTGTATTTTGGGGCAACCGGCAGATCGCTCGAATAATGCGACCGATTCGGGATCCGTCCGATCTGATCTAGGGTGCAGAAAATCCCCCATCGCTTTGTAGACGGCGATGGGGGATTTTCTTATTCTGCGAGTGCTCTGGCGATTCCTTCTTCCAGGCTGATCTTTGGTGTGTAAATTTCGAGCATCTTTGTCGGATTGCCGACTCTGTATTCGACGCCGCTTGGCTTGCCTGGGTGCTTCCTGATCGGGGCCAGGTATCCGGCTTGCAACATCGTCATCTCTGCCAATTGAATGAAAGACGTGGCTCTTCCTGTGCAAAGATTGAGAGTTTTTACTTTGTTTTTTACCGCTTCGAATGTAGCTGCAACGATGTCGTCGATATGGATGAAATCTCTGGTTTGGTCGCCTGTTCCCCAAACGTCGAACGGATCGGCTTTGCGCTTTGCTCGCTCGATCAAGGATGGGAATGGGTAATCCAGGGCCTGATCGGATCCGTAGCCGCTAAATGGGCGCAGAACGGTGACGTTGAGGCCTTCGTTCCTGGCATATCTGGCAAGGGTTTCCCCTGTCAGTTTGGCCCATCCGTAGCTCAAGTCTGGAGTTCGAATATGATCGAGATTGATGTCGTTCTCTCGAAGTGTTTGCTTGTATGCCAAGCGCTGCAAATAAGTCGGATAAGCCGCCGAGCTGCTGAAATAAACAACGTGCTTGGGCTTTGTTCTTATTGCCCATTGGAACATATCGCTATCGATCGCCAGGTCGGTGGCAACGGCCAAAGGGTTGCCTTCAATGGTGGCTCGGCCGCCGACGATGGCGGCTAGGTGAATAACGACGTCGTATCTGGTGTCGTCCTTCTTGAAGAAATCTCTGCAATCGATTCCGTTTGCAATGTCGATTCCTGTAATGTCGTGGCCCTTGTTGTCGAGCGCTCTGTGAAATGCCCGGCCTACGAAGCCTGCATCCCCTGTGATCAATATCTTCATGCGAGCCATTCTGCCAGATATCTGTCGCTGCCGGTTTCGGCCTTTGCCCTGTGTCGATCTATGTCGAATATGTAGCGGTCGTTTTCGTCCAAAGCTGCGCCGATGTGGTGCAGGGTTGCTTCTTTGCTGATCGGGAATGGCTTCACCGCTGAAATGCCTTCGGCCTGCGTGTCGTAGGTTTCGTCGTGAATCAGGCAGTTGTCCTTGATCCGGGGCCATATCTGCTCTGCAAGCCAGTCCTGGTCTTGTGTGTAGTAATCCTTGCAAGCCTGCTCTTCTATGAGCTGTGCGATCTCTGGAATCGCGCCCTTGCGAGCTGCAAACATTCCGGCGCTGATCTTGTAATTGTGGCCGATCGGGTGGTCTTTCATAATGTGAAAGTCGAGCCTGCTGGCTAGAAAGTCCTCATGGGCAAGGCGTTCTCTTCTGGTAAGTCTGGCGTCTGTGTCGCGGCTGAGAATTACATCTGCCTGGTCATCTGCCAGGGCCTTGAATCTCCAGAGTTTGGCTGTGTGATCTTCTGGCTCATCGCAATCGACGAGATGCACGTTTGGAATAAGTGCCAGGGTGCTTCGCGTCCAATCTGGAACGCTGGCGCCTGTGTAGAAGCGGATCTCGTATCCGGCGAAGTGCTTCTGCGCTAGAAGTGCGTTCTTGATTGCGCCGATCATGTATCTTGAATCGGATCCGTAGAGTGAATAAGCAATCACTTGCTTCATCGGCGAAGTTTTTTCTTGAGCGCTTCGTAGGCTTCGCTTTGAATGTAATTTTGGTAGGCAAGCGCATCGAATGAATAAACTTCCTGCGCGTTGACTTCCTTGTATCCCTCATCCCATTCTGCTTTGCCTGCAACCGGGTGCATATGTTCAACGATCACGTCGTCTAAATATATCAGCGCTCCTAAATCTTCTCCTAGTTTTTTCCAGAAGTTGTCTAGATATAAATGCTTCATATTCGGCGGAACCATCCCACCGAGCGCCTTTACGATATCGCTGGTCATCACGATCATGGTTGGCAATCGCTTGCCTTGTAGAAGGTCGTTGCCGTAGGCCATTGACGGCTGCCGTTGCATCGCCGCCATCAGCTGTAAATCCCACTCGGCTGTGCGTGGGCGGTGGTCATCGCCCAAGAAGGCGAAGAAATCATACTTGTTTTGCTTTGCGATCGCGTTGGCTGCCTTGTTGATCGGGTAGGCCATTCCTCGGGTTTGGTTCTCGATCGTCATGCAGAGCTCTGCGCCTACTTCAAAGTGGTACTGGTCGTGCTCTGGGTCGTTTGCGTCAATGATGAAGAGCAGGTCGCTTGCTGCTGAAAGGTCTTCGTGAGCTGCAAGCAGGGCCGTTGCGTTCATTGGGCGGCCGCGAGTTGGGACCAGGATGATCATCTTGTTCATCGGTTGCTCGCAATCTCGCCGGCTATCGCTGCGTATGCGGCTAGATCTATAAATGAATCATCGCTCTGTGTCTGCATCAAACGTGCAATTTTGACCAGCGCCATGCAAATTGCAACCTGCTCTGGCTTGATCTGTGTTTCCAGATATGTCGTCCAGAGGTCTGCAATTCTTTGGTGGTTTGTATGTGGGTCGCCATATTGGTTCTGGCGATCATTCGATGTCAGGCGTGCTGCTTCTTTAAGAATATCCCCCCGATTCATCAATTACTTTGCTCCGCGTCCGAACTCGGTTGCCTTGCCATCGAGCGCCTTAAGAACTGGCCCTGCGATCGCTGCTAGGCCGGCTACCAAATAATTCTTCGCTGGCTGGTTTGGATCTGCTAAATAAAGAGCTGCGGCTGCTGCGGCTGCTGCTCGGAGATATGTCTTGATAATCGCTTCAAGTGCTGGCTTGTTCATTCTGTCTCCTTAAAGGTTGGCTTTCCAAAGCCGACAATGGTCACGGCCATTGATGGCTTGAGTTTGCCTCGGTTCTTCTTCTGGTAGGCCCTGATCTTACGGCAAACTTCGCCGCCGTTGCGTTGATCGCCCTTCTTGTCCGGGCTGGTGTTGCCTTCGATCGTGGTAACTGTGCCGTCTTTGTTGTCCTTGATCACGATTCCGACGTGGCTGATCCGGTCGAGTGCGTCTCCTGGGAAATCAAAGAATACGATATCGCCCGGCTCTGGCGTTGCCGTAGCTGCGTCTTGCCATTTGTTCTTGTCCATAAAGGCGACCGCCCCTGCCGGGGTATAGACGCAGTTTGGAATTCTTACGCCGGCCTGTTTTGCCACCCAGTTAACAAAGGCGCCGCACCATGCTTGGTTTGCCTTCTGGTATTTCGTCTGGTTATCGGCTGGCCCTTCGATGTATCCGAGCTCTGCTTGCGCGATCTGGATCATCTTGTCTCTTTGGTTCATTTCCTGCCCCCTCTTGTTTTGTTGTTTTCTAATAGAAGGCTGTATATCTCGTCGACTCTGGTTTCAACTCTTGAAATTCTATCGCTTACTGAGCTGCCGCCATTGGGCTTCAATTCTGCCAAATAGTGCTTTACGAGCCATCGGGTGATCGCTGCAAATGCGCCGGCGATCGTAAGGATCGAAACGGTCAGAGCTGCGTAATCCTGCGCTGTCATTTTCCGATCGCCATCACTTGCATCGTGACGGTTCCTGAGCTGGTAATTGCCCAGATGCCGTTTGCTTTGTTATCAATCGTGATCTTGTCGCCGTTATCCATCTTGTATCCGGTGCTTGAGGTTACATCGCTATTTCCAACGAAGCACGTGCCGCTTGAGCTGTGGAGATAAACCATCTCTGCTTCTTGGGTCGCGTCAACGAGCGCCGTTGCTGCTGTGGTTACGGTGACTTGTCGGGTTGAGATTCCCATTGCTGCTCCTATTGAATCTTATTCGCCGGTCAGAATCGGTGTGGATTGTTCCGCTTGTCGCTTGTCGTATTCTGACTTAGGCATTGAGGTAAATGACCCATCTGCGTGAGCAATCAAAGCGTGTTCTACGACCTCACC